TCAGTAATCTTGTCACGTTCTAGCTGTTCGTTGATTTTGCATATCTCTAGCTTTGAGACACTATCGCCCAGAGAAGAACTGTGTTCGATATGAGCTTTTGATAGGAATCCAAATATTCCCATTGAAGTAACAAACATCAAAACTATAACAGAAAAAGAAAGATACCATTTGATTAATCGTGGACAAATATCCCAGTTGCGATACAACCAAGAAGCAGTTACAACCTTACCTAATTCTAGGGATACACCCATCAATACAATTGCTACAACTGCTCCGCTGAAAATAGCAGCAAGACCAGCAATAGAATAGTATGCTGCCACTGCAGATAATAGCAATGCTACAGCTAGTGCAATTTTATTGATCATGTTAGTTTGTTGTTAGTGTCAAATACAGAATCAATTTGTTTCTTGAATGATTTAACTTTAGCAACACGATCTTCCCATAAAATATATTTTTTCTCTGGGTTTAACATTAGATTATTGAGAAGCGGAGTAATCATAGCTTGCGCAATTTCTAGTCGTTGGCGCAGATCTTCAACTTCAGTATATGCTGTTTCGACTTCAATCGAAACACCAGTCATTTGTCTTAGTTCATCATCATCAACTGCGCTAAATCCGAAATCAAATTCATATCTTTTTGTACTCATGAGAAGAAATCCTCTAGGGTTGCTATTTGCTGAGTTTTCATATTAGCAGCAGAAGCAATGGTTGTTATAGGAGTAAGGAAGCCAACATCGATGTGGTCTTCGCGGTTGATAAACTTTTCAAGTCTAAACTCTGGTGGTAGATATCCAGCTGGGAATGCGATAACTTCGCACTGCGCTGGATTAGGAACAACCAAGGAAACGAACTTAATCTTGTCACCATCAGAGATCCTTGGGTATTTATTAGTCAGATTAAGTTTGCGCAGGAAATCGTTGTATTGTAAGGCACCTTTGACATGCATCGGAACACCCTTGTCACCCAACTTGTACTTTGACATTTCTTTTACAGAACTGTTGCGCGCGATGTCAGCTGGATTAGCTTCGTTAAACTTATCACGGAACGATTCGATGTAATCAAACAAAGCAGATTGGTCGCCTTTCAGGATTATCTTCGCTGCTTCTTCGATCGCGCCACGACAGATAGTAGGAGTTGATGAACGAACAGCTTCGATGCCTGTCATCTTAAACTTGGCTTCCTTGAACGCAACACCCTCGTTGTTCCATACTGACATGATGTAACGCTTCGCGCCAGTCCAGATCGCAGACTCAGCAATCGCTTCTCGTTTCATAGCCATGGCTTGTTCGAATGCATTCATTTCTGTGGCAAGTTCGCCATAGAACTTATCGATGTATGGCTGAATCTTTCCTTCGCAGACTTGGTCTAGGAAGTCAACTTTCTCAGCGGTGGTCTTATCAGGTACGAACTTGTTTACCAGATCTTCCATCTCGATATACAACGAGTCAGTATCTGAAGCGATGACGTAGTCTTTGTCAGTTCCGAGGAGTTTGCGTAGATATTCGTTCATGCGATTCATCGCCCACTGGATGGAAACCTGACCTGACAGAGTAATCGCTTCGGCGAGGTCATCTGAATAGAAGCGGAAGTATTGATTCGACAACGCACCATAAGCTGAGTTAAGTGAGATCTTCTTAGCCATCTGCATATTGTTATACTGTACGATCTTACGTTCTAGTTCCTGATTGCCTTTGTCGTTCTGCAGTTGCTTCTGACATTCAATCATCATCTTCTTGAATCGTTTGCGATCCTCGTAGTATTTCTTCATGAGCGCAGGTAGGAAACCCTGCTTGTCGCGCGAGAATACTGCACCATTACCAGCGACGGTTTGGTTTTTAGATTTAGCTGTGGTGATTGAATCTTGCCAATGCTCGGTGTTCTTTAGAACTGAGTCTGGTCTGATTCCCATTAGAGTTTCGACGAAGCACTCAGGCGAGATGTTGTACTGCATGATTAGATGCGGATACAGACTATTCAAGTCAAACGAAACAACCCAGTTGTAGCGACCGACTTCAGGATGCTTAACGAAAGCACCAGCGATCTGCGCATCTTTACGACTATCTTTCTGCATCGGAATCACGACACCTTGGTCGCGCAGATAGTTGTGAATGATAACATCCCATAGCAACACAGAAGTCATCGCGTCACCGTAGTTGACCTTGGCATCATACGCAATAGCACAAGCCTGTTCGATAAACTTCATCTTCTGCTCGAGTTTGACAACGAGCGAAACGTCTTTGACGTTGTACTCCATATACAGTTGATGATTGCGCTGATACAGATCGTCTAGGTTTGTATAACCTAGTTCGCGATAGTCAACTTTCTTCTCGCCGAGTTCTACCTGAGAAATATAGTCAAGTGAATACTGTTCTTGCTTGATGTAGGTGAACTTCTGATACAGCTGAATGTAGTCAAGAACTGGAAGTCCAACCAACTCGACGATGTTCTGTTCGCGTCCCATCTTGTCGTAATATGTACGGAACTCCGTCATATTCCAAGGCGACATCTTCTTGGCTTCTTCCTCGTTAATCTCATTAGCAATACGCTGATACAGATAAGGAATATCGAAGCCATCTACGTTCCAGCCAGTCACGATATCCGCATCAAGCTCACGCCACTTGCGAATAAACTTCATCAGCATTTCTTTTTCTGAAGTGCACTCAATGTACACGATGTCTTCGTTGTGCGGGATGAATCCTTTGAGTGCCCAAGAATAGTAAGTAATGCCATCGCTGATAGTGATAGCAGTTACAGCTTTGTCAGCTGTCTTTAGATTAGGGAAGCCACCGCGCGAATCAGTTTCGATATCGAGATAAGTCACACGAAGTGCTTTTACATCGAAGTCCATTTCGCCTGGATACTCATCGTTGATGTAAACATATGGCCAACGATTCATGCCATAGTATTCAAACGACGAGATGTCCTTGTATTGTTTAGCAAAGTCACGTGCTTCACCGATAGAGTCAAACTGAATCTTATCAACTTGCTTGCCATCTAGCGTTTTGTATTGGCTAGGTTGCTTGGTAGGAACGAACAGATATGGTTTGTATGCGATGCGACGCTGGACTCGTTTGCCATTTTCATAGCCACGAACCAGCAGATCGTTTCTTCGTTGTTCAACAGATGTGTAAAACTTCATCAATACTTCTGCCCTTCGAACCATTTGGTCGGGCGATCGTCTAGGTGAGCGAGTTCTGGGTTTTGTTCAATTAGATTCAAGAGTTGTTCCATCATCATTAGATTACATACAGCGTGACCGATGTGACGCGCTTTCGATTCATGGTCGATATCGTCACCCATCTCAATAGCAGCGAGATGTCGTTTGACACAGCCGATGTATTGACTCATCGGTCCACCCTTCGCCCAGTTCCATGGCGCATACTTGTTAGCACCATAAGCAAAAACATCGGCGGTTGATTTAAGAAGATGGGTTGGTACTAGGTCGTACCGAGTTTTATTTGCATTGTAGCGAGCGCATGTGCCAAATTCCTCTGACTCAAGGTCGCCCTGTGCTGGCTTTTCTTTCTTACTCATAATCTCTCCAAAGTTGGAGTGGGCATTGCACCCACTCCAATATCATACTATAAAATCGCGAATTAGTAAAATTATTTACCGATTGATGTCAACCAAGCAACAACTTTTTGTAGCCATGTTGGTTGTTTATCTTCAGCCCAGACAAAAGATGCTGGTTCTGGTTGCTTTGCGTTGTCGCGGAAGAAAGGCATTTCAACTACTTCTGGTTTTGCTTTTTCAGCTTTCTTAGCAGAAGCAAGATTACCATCTAGCTTTTCTTTCTTTTCAGCCTTCGCAGCAATTGCCTGAACGCGAGATTTCTTAGAAGGATAGTATCTCTTCTTTTTCTTCTTTGGAGTAATAGCATCTGCAACAATTTTTGCTGCTTGTGCTTTATTCGTTGGTTTCTTTTCCATTATTATCACCTTGTACAATTGTAATTAAATCGGGATCAAAATAGTTTTGTCCTTTTAAGACTTTACCATCCTCCCTGTATATTGGCTTCCCGTCCAATCCTAGCTTAGACATGTTAGAACGATGCACCTCGTTAAAACATTTATCTAAGTCAATACCAAATGCGTGACCTGCACCATACACCACGTATAGCAAATCGGTCAGCGCATCAGCAACTTCGACAATATCCTTGTCACGAATTGCTTCCTTCAATTCGCCCAGTTCCTCTGCAATCAATTCAACTCTTAGCTTGCAGACATCTTTCGATGGGAACTCAGCTTTATACTTAACTTCTTGATTGAAGGTATGCATAAACACACCGACATCTTCAAAGCTACTCAGCTGTTCTTTTCTTCCATTATAAAATTTGTCAGTCATATTAAAACTTCTTCCCAATTTTGTATTTGCTAATCAATTCCCACTCATGCTTTTCTTTGTAAGGAATCACCTTAATGAATTTCATCGGAGCTTGGTTTTCTTCGCTCATCTTAGGATTCACTAATTCAATTAAACCCCAATCAGCCAACAAGTTCGCAATAGTATTTCTACGCGCAAGATCTTCGTCATCTAGTGATGATGGCTTTCCGTCTAATGCGAAAAGTTCTTTGAAGTGCACGATGTAATACTTACCACGTTTGTGTAGTATATGGCATGACTGATATAAGGTTTTATTTTTCTCTGAAGCCACACCGACTCTAGTTAATGTTTCCTTAACCTTTAGAAAATCATCTTCCTGATGTAGCTTCACTTCGACAAAAGTATCTAATGAAGTCATTTTGTATTTCCACCTTTTTGTAGTTTTTGTAATATAAGGTCAATCTGCTCGGTGGTTAATACTGTAGAGATATCTTTTGCTTTTTGGACACTGCAACCATAATATTCGGCGAGTTGCATGACAATTTCATCCTTACTAGCTTTAGCCCACTTCGAAAATCGTTTGTTCTTACGAATACTATTTAGTAAATACTCATACTGGAGCAGACTATCCAGCTCTGGACGCATATTCATATCATTAGCGTACATGATAGTATCTGGGAAGTAGGAAAGACCTCGGTTGGTTAGAAATGCATTATACTGTTTCTCAGCTAGTTCTGGGTTCTCGGTGTCACGAATCAGGTTCTTCTTAGTATAGGTGATGCTGTTGGTGTAATCAAATGGGTTTGACATGTTACACCCACTCCGCTTCGACCATAACTTCAGTTAGGAACGCGACCGTATTGATTTCTTGGTCGGCAACGAACGCTGACTGATACTGATAACGACCTAGCAACAGAACCAGTTGCGGGATGCTGTTTGGCTTCATATAGGTTGAAGCCATGTCATAGAACTTACGAAAGAATGCAGTTGGCTCGGTGTCTAGGTTTTCGGAAACCCACTTGCGCATATCATTGAACCGCTTGTTCTTCAGCAAGTCAACAAGACCCTTGAAGTTTTCTTCGCCGAGATTGGCAAGGATACCGCTGTCAATTTTACCTGTTGCACTATAACGCTGAAGTTCGTTTAGAACTCGACGCCAGTCT